AAGTGTCCGTGTGCTTTCCATTTATCTGGAGGCATTTGAGTGCCGCACGCGTTTGCGCCGTCGCATTCCAATTTTAGTTTTTGCAAGTGAGGCAGCGCCAGCAACGCATCATCCGGCGTGTGTTCCACGTGGAACAATGGCCTAGTGTACGGCCGATCACTAGTGTTCACCTGAACACTGCGTCAAAATGGCGTGATTGCCTGGCGGATGGGTAGCGTGCGGCCGGAGTCTAGCGTAGAGTGTGCTCGCACGCCGAGGGCGGGAGGGTGTCGATGGCTGCATGGCAAAGAATGCTCTTAAAACGCAAGGAAACTCTGCGGAATACTAGCAGATGCGGGTGGAGGGGGACATTGAATGGCTGTTCAAGCTCTACCGGGAGCTTAATGAGCGGCTGACGCGCTTGGAGGATATGCTGAAGGGGGATGTTTCAGATGAGGAGGTAAAGGCGTTGGAGAAGCTGCTGGCTGCGCGGCCTTGGTATGTGAAGCTGGCTTCATGGGTGCAGCGGCACGAAGAGGCGGCTATGTGGACAATTGGTGGTTTGGTGACGGCTGGCGTGTTGGTGGTGTTGATTGCCTAATGAATAAGAATCGTCTAGCCACCTTGCTTGCTGATGGCGCGAAAGTGGTGGTCATTGTTGTTGGTTACGTCCTTGCCGTACTGGGGACGGCTTGGGGAATGCAATGGCTTCTGAGGCTGTAAACGGGAAGGTGGAGGTGAAGCCGGGGCTCGCTACGGCTGTTGCGACGGCTGATGTCAGGCCCAATGCGATAGAGCGGCGTGAGCCCGTAAAGGCTACGCTGGCTCTGGAGATGCTGGCAGAGGGAAAGACGTATGAGGAAGTGGCTAAGGTGACGGGGCTGGGATTCACCTCCATTGCCGCGCTAAGGGCTAGGAATGACAAGCCTTTGGAGGAGCGGCGCAAACAGCTTGCCGCTGATGGCTTTGAGCTGGCGGAAGGGCTACGCCTGCTGGCGAAACAGAAGATGCAGAGTTTAGCCGACAATCCCGAGGAGTTGGCTAAGATGAATCTGCGGGATTTGATCCTGCCTTACGCCATAGCCCAGGACAAGGCGTTTGCGGCCCTAGGGGAAAATAAGGTGATCGTGGAGCACAGGAAGGGGGCGTCCTTGGAAGATGCCATGAATGCTATTGAAGCCGTGCGAGCCAAGCTACGGCAAAGTGCTATTGAGATAGACGTTACGCCACCGGAGGCTGCATGAACACGCGCAAGGAAGACCCTCCCGGCTGGTACAAGAAGAAGATTCATCCCACTCCCGAGCCTGCTACTTATGGGCTTGTATTTGTGCTGCTGGTGATTGGCTTGGTGTTGTGGCGGCGAATGAAAGAAAAGTGACCCCGTATTTCTTACAACTCTGACGGGAAAATGGCATTCGTTTGGCGTCAACACCCCATCTTGCAGCCACCTACGGACGCGGAGATGGCTGTAATGGAGCCAAAGCAGCTTGTGGAGCTTCACACGCTCTACCATTCGGCAATTGCGAATAGCGAACGCGATCCCTACCGCTACGGGTTCATCCTTGACAACTGGAAGCGGTGCGAGGAGTTGCTTTCCAAGCATGACGCGGTGGTAGCCCTAGGTGGCAACAGAGCGTCCAAGACCCAGCTAGGGGCGCATTTGACGGTGAAGTGCGCAATGCAGAACGAGGGTAGCCTGATCGTCTGCTTTGCCCAGAATGCAGAGCTTTCGGTGCTTGTGCAGCAGTCGGCAATCTTCCATCAGCTTCCGTCAGAATATAAGCAAAAGACGCTGGGACAGGACGAGTACATCTCCTACACGAAGCAAAACGGCTTTGCCGGGAACAGTCTCATTTTCCCCAACGGTAGCCGCATCCTGTTCAAGACTTATTCGCAATACACGCAGAATCAGACAGTTCTGGAGGGATTGGAGCTTGGTGCGTTCTCGCCCAACGTTGTCAATCTAGGCGCTTGGTGCGACGAGTACCTTGGTGGCCCCGAGTTGGTGGACACGCTTTCGTTCCGCCTTGCCACACGTAACAGCAAGATGCTCCTGACGTTCACCCCGATTGAGGGCTACTCGGAGACGGTAAGACAGTTCTTGGATGGCGCAAAAACCATCGAAACCAAGAAGGCCGAGCTTCTCAACGATAGAGCCCTTCCTTACGTCCAGGAGTGCGCCGGACGAGATGCAGCCATCATCTACTTGCACACGAAGGACAACCCTTTTAGCGGCTACGAACGGGTGGCTAAGGAGGCAATGGCGAAGGGGGATGAATCGTGGATTCTGTGCCGCGTGTATGGCGTGCCTACTAAGAGCATCTCCAGCAAGTTCCCCTGCTTCAGCCGAGAAACGAACGTGGTGAAGCATGAGGACATTCCTTGGGTGAAAGACCCGGAGGCCAATCCTTGCACCCTCTACCAGATTCTCGACCCGGCAGGCCGTAAGAAGTGGTTTATGGCGTGGATCGCCGTGGATGCGACAGATACGTGGTGGGTGTACCGTGAATGGCCAGATGCAAGCCACGGGAATTGGGCGGAATGGCGTAACGGGAAATGGGGTGCCGGGGAAGGCGCGAAGCGCGATGGCCAGATTGAGGGCGTGCAGCAATACGTGTCCCTGATAACTACCCTAGAAGCCGAGTATCGGGAGAACGTCATGGAACGGCTGATTGACCCGCGTTTGGGTGCCGCGAAGTATCAAGGGGCCACGGGAGCCTCTAGCATCATTGACGACCTAGCGGACGCGGGCTTGGCCTTCGTTCCCGCTCCCGGCTTGGACATTGAAGACGGTTTGCAGGCATTACAGAACAAGATGGCCTACAATCGAAAGCTGCCGCTGGACGGGAGCAACCGCCCGCGCTTTTACATTTCCGACCGCTGCGAAAACATCATCCGTGCCATTCAGGAATACACAGGTGACGGCGGCAAAGACGAGGCGTGGAAAGACCCGCTGGATTGCGTGCGCTACGCTGCCATCGCAGACATTCGTTACGTTGACCCCAAATGGCTTGGTGCTATGAAACAATCAGGAGGAAGCTACTAACCATGAACAAGAAAGCGATGAAGTGTAATGTCCCGCAGCGTTCCAGCAAGGGCGGGAAGAAGTCTGTGGTGAAGGCGTGTGCCAATGGCGTAGAGAAGATTGTCCGCTTCGGGGATGCCAGCATGAGCATCAAGAAGGACAACCCGGCTCGCAAGAAAAGCTACTGTGCCCGTTCCGCTGGCATCAAGGGTGGCGAGGGCAAACTTTCAGCAAACTACTGGTCCCGTCGCGCCTGGGGCTGCTAACAAAGGAAACATGAAGATCAAATGCACGGCTTTGGCCGAAGAGATGGGAATGGAGATTGACCAACTGATGGCGCGAGCGGCGCTCGTCCTTCGACCCGAGCACAGCAAGGGAAAGGGCAAGAATACGTGGTTCACGGAGGAAGGCGCAGACTTGCTTCGCCAGAGCGAGGAAGCCCCGCTAACGGTGGCCAAACGCTATCAGGCATTCGGAATCAAGACGGCCCCCAATCCTCGCTGGCTCTACTGTACGATTGACACATTCAGCGGCAAGCTTCCTGTCGCCATCCCACGTAAGCTGCAAGAGCGTTTAGTTGGCAAGTATTTTACCGTAGAAGCAATCCAGGACATCAAAGGCACGACGTTTCGACATGAAGCACTCTCACGCTGACATCACTACAGACCCCGTTTGGATTGCCGAGCAAACCGACCGGCTGGCTGGTTGGGAAATCCTGCAATGCCATTGTGGGCGCGGTAGCCATGAGATGTCGGAGCGCGTGTTGACGGACAAACTAGCCATGCCCGTATCATTCTGGCATGGTATGATTCGCCAGATAAAGAGCCGCCATCATAATGCAAAAGACTGACGAAGAGAAAGCCCTGACGTTTTACAACGAGAAGGGTCCAGATGTCGCGGCCTTAAAGAAGGCTTACGATGGTACGGTGACGGAGCTTTCGACGTATTTTAACCAATGCAGCCGCTCCTACGACGAACGGCGCAACTACTGGCCGGGAAAGAGCGAAGACCTTCGTAAGCATGGCGCTGACGCCTTCCCGTGGGAAGGAGCCTCCGATACCGAGGTGCATGTCATCAATGAGCGGATCAATGCCTACGTTGCTCTATGCCTGACATCCCTTGCTAGGGCTAACATTCGTGCCTATCCCGTAGAGGTGGGCGATATGGCGCAGGCCAAAGTGACTTCCAGCTTCCTTAAGTGGATGATTGCGTCCTACATCCCGCGTTTTAAGCAGGAGATGGAACTGGCGTCCAACTACCTCTTTGAGCGTGGTCTGATGATTACTTACGTGGGCTGGGACCGCGAGAAGAACAAGTATCTCCAGAGCATGTCAATTGAGGAGATTGCGGCCTCCAATCCGCGCCTTGCAGCCACCATTTTAGACGGCTCTGATGACGTAGGCGTGATTAAGATGCTCAAGTCGGTGTTCCCCGACCTGAAGGATAAGCGAGTTAAGAAAGCCCTCAATCAGCTTCGCGCTAAGGGCATCTGCGAGCTTCCCGTGACGCGCCGGGACATTGATCGTCCGTGCGTCAAAACCTGTGCTCCCGATGGCGATGTGCTATTCCCGCCGTATTGCATGGACCCGCAGCGGTCCCCCTATGTCTTTTACAAGACGAGGATGACGGTACAAGAGATTCTCAATAAAGTAGAAGTGTCCGATTGGAACCGCGAATGGGCGGACTACGTTATTGAGACATTTCGAGGACAGGGAACAGACACGGTGATGGGTAATTCCGTTGAGCACACCACGCGATCCAACGTGTCGGAGTGGCAGGCCGAGGACTTGGTGGATGTGCTCTACGTCTATCAGCGGCTTGTGGATGAAGAGGACGGTAGCCAGGGCATCTACCTCACTGTCATGTCCCCTCTGTTCACCGGCAAGGGAGATGTACCAGGATACGCTAAGTTCGAGCTTCTGAACGGCTACGAGGACTATCCCTTCATCGTCACCCGGCTTTCTGAGGACAACAAGCGGCTTTACGACCTCCAGACGGTTCCCGAATTGCTGAGAGGCATTCAATGGGGCGTGAAGGTGGAGCGGGACAGCCGCACCGACCGTAACAGCATGGCCACGATGCCGCCGCTGATGCACCCGATTGGCAAGCCGCCGCCGGATTGGGGTCCGGGCAAGAAGATTGGCCGTATGCGGCAGGGAGATTACGAGTGGGGTCCAACCCCGGCGTACAACCCCGGTAGCGTAGAAATGGAGCAATCCCTATTGGCTAGCGCCGATAAGCTGATGGGGCTGGACATTAACAACCCGCTTTCCGGCTCTCGTCGGCAATACTTCGTGGACAAGTTCTTGTCGCACGTTCAAGGCGTCATCAAAGCGGCGTACAATGCCTATCAGCGGTTTGGGCCTGAACAGCTTTATTTTCGCGTTACAGGCGTGCCGGATGCACAGACGTACACGAAGGGCGACCCCGACGCGGACGTTGACATCATGATCTCGTTCGATGTCCAGAACACGGACCCAGAGGTGGGTGAGAAGCAGATTGAGCAGCTTTTGGCCCTCGTGCCCTACGACCGTAGCGGGCGCATCAATCTGGACAGCGCCATTGAGTTTGCGGCTAACGCCATCAATCCAATGCTGGCCGACGCGATCCTTCAGCCCGTAGAGGCCGCGCAACAGAAGATGGTAAAGGACGTTACAGACGATCTCACCAAGATTTTCTCTGGCATCGAAGTGGGCGCACGGCCCAATGGGGCTACAATGGCCCTCGACCTCATCAAGCAATACGCCGCGCAGCCTGACATTGCCCAGCGTTTGCAGCAGGACGAGACGTTCCGCACCCGCCTGGATAAGTACGCCGCGCAATACTCCTTTGCGATTCAACAGCAACAGAACGCCGAAACCGGCAAGATTGGTACTGCTCCCGCAAATGTGGGCAATGTCACCACTCAAACAGCTAACACCGTAAACTACTAGAAAATGAGCATCACCGTTACTAAGCAGCAGTCTGCCGAGCGTTACGTTTTAGGCAATGACGCATCCACCGGCACAATCCCAGCCTTCGGTAGCCGTGATAGCGTTTTGCTTAAAAACGACACGGCTTCAGATCAGACATGGACAGCCACGGGTTCCGACACCGTTGACGGTCTTACGAGCATCGTTCTCGGGCCTTACGGCGCTGTGGAGCTGATCAGGGGGAACACGGAATGGAAGTTTGTCAGTTCCTTTGAGCGGCTGAACAGCAACAGCTACACGAATGCCGCCTATGGCGCTGGCACGGTTTACACCTTCACCAACACGGCGGCGGCTGTTGACTTTGGCACCACGGACCCGGCCATTGTGCTTGCGCAGGCGGGCACCTACATGATTTTCGGCCAAGTGCATGTTGCCTATGCCGGGGCTACCGTGGTTGCTGAGACAGCTACCCTCAAGGTGCGCCGGACCAACAACACGGCTGCGGACCTTTCTGCCGCTGTTGTCATTGACTTGCCGGTGGCTACGACGCTCACTAACAGCTACGGCATTGTCACCATCCCCCCGTTTGTTTACACGACCACAGCGGTAGATGACGCGGTGACGCTGTTTGCTAACGTGTCGGCTGGGCTTGGCGCTGGCACCATCACGGCTACGGCCATTGGAACCTCGATTGTCGCGCTGCGCATCGAATAATGACTCAGGACGAGAAGGACTTAGACCACCTCGGGCATATTGAGGCGTTTCAACGCTTCATGGCCCAAGTGCATGTTTCCCGCGAAACCGCTATTGGCGACTTGCGGGGCGCTTCCACTGATCAGGTGCAGCAGATTGCGGGCAGGATTCAGGCTTACGATGACATCCTTCGCTACGGCGATTGGGAGAGCATCCGTAAGAGGATGCAGTAGATGTCGAAGGTGGCGGGTCGTTAATCCGCTGCCCCGCGTGGGGCCGAAGGCACGGGTACGGGTTCTTCGTGCTGCACCTAAGATGCTTTGATAAAGGCCGTTTGCGGGGATATGTCAAGCATATGCCCTACAATGCCTCCACGTAGTCGCCATGACGTTAAGTTGGCGGAATCAAATATGTCTGAACCAGAATCAGGGTCCACCGCTACGGTCCCAGAAACAGTAGTGAAAGCAGATAACATGTCCGAGGGTGATTTCATCCAACGACGACTCGCCAGCAAGGAGACTGAGAAATCGGAATCCAAGGCTGAAAAGCAGAAGGAGCCCAAATCTGAGGAGAAGGCTGAAAAGCCCGAAACCGAGGACGAAGCGCCAGAAGCTAAGGAACAGGACGTTCTTTCAAAGGCTAAGTCTGGAAACTTGGACGACCTTTCGGAAGATGAGCTTAGTCAACTGGCTAAGTCCATCGGAAGCAAGGCTGTGGCTCGCTACGGTGAGCTAACGGCAAAGCGAAAAGCAGCCGAGGAGCGCGTGCGCCTCTTGGAAGGCGAGCTTGCCCGTCGAAGTGATACCACCGTCAAGGCGGTAGAAGAGGTGAAAGACAATCCGTTCGCGTCCATCAAGGATGCTGCCGGGTTGTCCGAAAAGGCCCAGGAGATCAAGGAAGTGATTGAGTTTGCGGAAACGCGACTCGATGACGCCTCTGACATCGGCCCCGACGACATCGCTGCTACGGTGGATGGGAAGGAATACACGAAGCGTCAGCTACGTGAGACGTTGCGCAGAGCTCGCAAAGCTCGGGATGAGTATTTGCCGGACGTTGAGCGACGGATCGCCACTGTGGAAACCAGCAAGAAATTGCGGGTGGCTATGGATGAGCAGACGCGGAAGGAAATTCCCTGGCTGGAAGATGCAAGTGACGAAAGGAAGAAGCGATATGACGCCATCATTGCGGATCCGCGCCTCAAGAAAATTGAAGAGGTTGCTCCCGACATTGCGGCTCAGTTGCCATATTTTTTCGCCCATGCCTCTAACAGCATCTATGGACGCAAGGAAATCGCCCTGTCGGAAACGACGCCGGGAAAGAAGCCTAGTCCAAAGCCCCCTGAAAATCCTGAGTCTGGTGCGGCTGCAAGCCGTAAGCCGGAAAGCATCCAGAGCAAGCAAATTGGAGACCTCCAAAGCAAGTTCAAAGCGAGTGGTGATAAGGGCGATTGGCTCAAACTCCGTACAGCACAAATCTCAAAACGTAAAGTTCTCTAACACCGCCTAACATGGCTTTTTCAAACACCTACGATACCACCAACCCCGGCTCTGGGGTTAGCAACCGCGAGGATCTCCTCGACGTTATTACGACTCTTGCCCCGCAAGATACGCCTATTCTCTCGATGGCCCCGAAGCGCAAAGCTACGGCGACCTTCCACGAATGGACCGTTGACAGCTTGGCTACCGTCTCGACCACGGGCGTCTCCGAAGGCGCGGACGTTACGGCCTACGCTGACAAGTTCTCTGGCCGTGCGCGTCTGGGCAATTACGTCCAGAAGCTCCGCCGTTCGTTCATGGTGAGCGATTTGCAGCAGGCCGTTGATAGCGTCGGTCCCGCGAAGATTGCCGCTGCCGAGCTAAAGGCCGTCAAGGAACTGAAGCGCGACATCGAAGCGACCATCTGCTCCACCAATGACCGCTCTGCGGAAAATGGCGGCGGCACGGCCTACGGGCTGCGTGGTTTGGGCGACTGGATTGACAGCGCCGGACCTTCGGATGTCCCTTCGGCGTTTCGCACCCCGTCTGGCAGCATTCACGCTTCCGGCACGTTCACCGAAACCGTCCTAAACAGCCTGATCACCTCGATCTACCGCGTGAACGGCATGGCGAATGATCTGACGCTGGTTGCTGACACGGCGCTTCGCGCTGTCATCGCTGACTTCGCTCGCACCTCTGGCTCCACCAACACGGTGTATCGCCAGATTCAGCAGAGCGCGGATAGCGCGACGATCAAGCTCACGGTGGACTTCTACGAGTCCGACAACGGCATTGTGTCCATTGTGAACATGAATCCCGACTGTGCGCCGGACACCACGAACAAGGACACGGGGTACATCCTCAATCCTGACTACATGGGCGTTGCGGACCTCATCCCGCTCGGCTCCACCCGCGTCCCGAATCTGGGCGGCGGCGACCGTGGCTATGTGGACTGGACCGGAACGCTTGAGGTGCTGCATCCCGGTGCGCATGGCAAGATCACCGTCCTCACCTAACCCCTAGACGACTAATAACATGGCTAAACTTAGCATCAACGAATCCGCCAATTCTTTTTGGACGGATGTCACCATTGTTGACTTTAATGACCTCATTACCCTAGGCACGGGTAATAAGCTCACGATTGCCAACATGCCGGTTAACAGCGCGTTGGAAGCGGCTTGCGTATGGAAGATTACGGCTGCGGCGGGCTCTACGTCCGTCGTGTTCGACATCGGCACTACCACGGGCGATCCCGACGAGTTCATCGACAATCTGGATGCGGACGCGATGACGGTCCCTGTGTTCAACACGGGCGATCAGTTCACGTCCAATTACAGCAAGTTTGTGAGCGCGACGGTGACGGCGGCCCCGGTGTACCTGAAGCTCACGGATGCGGCTGTCGCCTCCCTGACTGCCGGTAAGTGGGGCGTTGCGCTCCGCATCATCGACCTGTCGCAGTATAACGCTTAAGGCGTAGCGCATAGGCTAGAATCATGGGGCATAGGGCTTCGGCTCTGTGCCCCTTTTTCATGGAAATTATCATCCCGCCCAAGAGGTTTAGTGTTGGTGATAGGTGGAAAGCCATTGAGCGCGAGCTTCGCACGGGGCTGGAGCTAAAGAAGGCAACGGAAGCCAAACGCGAGGCGATTGCACGCCAGTCGGCACAATCTATGCGGGGCGCTGGCAAAGTGCCTGGATTGGGCAGGAATGTGGGTGTAATGCCTAGCTGGGAGTATTTCCGTCTGCTCCAGAAGTACGGGCACAAGGAAGTGCATTCCCGTGAGTTTTTGAAGGACTTTCAGAAGAAGAACCCTGAGTTAGCGGTACACAAGCTCTAATGCAAAGCGGCACCTACGCAGACCTTCTGATTCGTATTCGAGCGCTCGCCGGCGTGGATGCCTTCACGACGAACGAAGACACGCTGATCAATAGCTTCATCAATCGGCGCGGCTACCAAGCCTACCGGGAGAGCGATACGTGGGCGCGGTTCATTGTGGCCTCGGAAGCGCGTCCCGGCCCGCTGAACATCATTCCGTTTAGCTACACGGCATCAGACGGCAATCGCAGCATTTCTGCGGCTACCCGTAGCGGAACCACCGTCACCATCACCACGACGGTAGACTTGGACGGGGACATCGTTTCCGGCCAATACGTCACGATTGCATCGCTGTCCTACTCTACGGCCAATCCTAATGGCGTGCAGCAGATTACGGTGAGCGGAGATGCTACGTTCACATTTGACCTATCCGACGACACGTTGACGGGCACGGAAACCTACTCGGGCTCTGGCACCGTAGTCCCGGTGGCCCTTAACGACGTTGACAGCTTCATCCGCGTGTTCACGGGCTTCCCGTACAACCTCACGGGAGCCGGGGAATATACATTCTACGTCCAAAGCGACGGATGCCATGTCATCGGCAATTACACGGAAGCCGCTGGCTTCTGGGTGTGTTACAAGAAGCAATGGGACGGTCCTTACGATGGCACCACCAACACGGACATCCCGCTTGAGTTCTTCAACTACATCGCGCACGCGGCCTATGCCGACTTCCTGCGTATGGACGGCCAGCTAGACAAGGCTCTAGCTGAAGAGCAGGTGGCCAAGGAATACCTCTTCATTGAGCTTACGAAGCCCCAGAACCAGGCCAACGGTCAGCTTACATCCCGCTTTCAGTCTCACGGCACCCGCCAAAGTCGATCCTAATCGCATAGTGTAAAATCTTCCCCAACATGGGCCAAGCTACCGTAAATCTCCAGAATCTCGGGCAGAAAGTCAGCACAAGCAACCCGCTTCCGGTTGTTAGCTCTGCTCCTACGGCGACGGCGACGGCTGGGGCTCTCTCCACCGTCTCCTTCGCCCGCACCGCAGACACGAACGCTTACACGGCTGGCGATGTCATCGGCATCAATGCGGCAGGCAGTCCCGGAAGCGCGATTCACACGTTTACAAGCGCGGGACCGGCTGGCGGCGTGGTGTTCATCACTGGCGCGGACTTGGCTATCGACCTTACCTCGATTACGTCAGGCATGTCCTCGTTCAGGCTTCACGTTTACAACGCCAGCCCAACGGCCATTCTGGACAACGCGGCCTTCGATTTGGTGACGGCTGACATCGCCAAGCACATCGGGTTTATCGACCTCGGCACGGTGGTGGACTATGGATCGCAGTTGTTCACTTCGGTCATGAACGTGAATCTTGAGTGCAAACTTGCTACCGGCGTTACCTCGCTTTACGGCGAGTTGGTGACGGTGGGAGCCTTCACCCCGGCGTCTGGCACCACCTTTCAAATCCGCCTGCGCACGTTGGCGGTTTAACGAACATGACGCCCGCTGCGCGTAATGTTCTTCTTGGGGCACCGTTCGACCCCTACCGGCTAAGAAACAACGCTGCGGCCTATTCGTTGTCAGGTGCGGCGAGCGATAGCACCTACCTCACCGGAGCCAGCGGCCTCTACTACGTGGCCGACCGCTCGGGGAATAGCGCGGTGAATGTTCTGCTGTTGCCGCAGGTGACGGGCAATCGCTGTGGCGTATTAACCGGAACGAACATCGGCACGGGCGATGTCAGTGTGAGCCTGACCTTTCAGGCGGCGCTTTCAGCGGCGACGGCCGGGGTTGTGGCGCTGTCGAGTAGTGCCACAACTGACAATGTTGCCAGATGCCTTTATTGCGAAACCCGCTCAGACGGCACGGGCGGGGCGATTGCGTTTAATCTACTCGGGGCAACTACCTCCGACTTTCGCAGGCTATCGGTCAATAATTTCTCTAGCACTTACGCCGGGCAGGTTGTGACTGTGACGTTCACCCGGACCGGCACGACGTTCGCAGCCTACGTCACCACGGTGGCGGGGGTGACAGCAACGCTTTCAGGGACAGAAACGACAGGCGGAACTCCGCCTGCGTGGTCAGATACAATCACCAGCACAAGCACGAACATTGGCTATAACTCCGGCGCGGAAACCCAGCCCGGAGCGATCTACCGTGCGGCAGTGTATTCCAAGGTACTGTCTGCCGCCGAAATCATCGCGAACGCGGCGGGCACTATGCAGTCGAGCAATGTGGTGTTTGTGGATTTCGCGCTGGCTGCGAAGCTGGCAACGTCGTTCACGGCAACGAGCGGGCAGACGGTATCTCTGACGCAAGGAGACATCGCCCTTCCCGCCCGCATCCACGGGGCGCGTGACCTGTATCAAGGGCTGACGGCCTCAATGCCGACTTATCTGGCGTATAGCGGGAGCAAGTTTGGATACATCAACGGGGTGGCTGGGAACTATTTCAGCACGCCGGACGCAGCCGCCCAAGACTTCGCTGGCAATTTCTCACTCATTTTTGACGGGCAACTTGCAAGTTGGGCTTCCGGTAGCTCGCAGAATTTCTTCGGTAAATACACTTCCACAGGCAATCAACGCAGTTGGAATTTCAACCTTAGCGCCACGGGAATTGTTTCTTTGGCAATCAGCTCTGACGGAACGGGGGCAAATCAAACGGTGTGGCTGGCGAGCGTTAACACTGGTTTTTCAGCAAACGAGCGAGGAGCTATTCGCTGCGACTATGTAGCATCGACGGGCAACGTGACGTTTTACAAGGCAGCTTCCACTTCGGATGCATGGTCGCAACTCGGCAACGTCATCGCCGGTACTGCTCGCACTCCTTTTGCTGGTACGGCTGTGGCCGAAGTGGGGTCGTATGATGCCGGTGCCAGTGCTCCGCTTTCCGGGCGTGTGTTGCGCGCTTATGCGATCAACGGAACGTATGCAGGCGGCTCTACGGTAGCCGACTTCAACCCCGCCCTCTTCACCAGCGGCACCACGTTCACGGCATCCACGGGCGAGGTTTGGACGCGCAACGCTAGCGCCTACATTGGCAATGGTGGGGAAGCCTACTTCGACGGCGTAGCTGACTACCTAAAAAGTGCTCCGTATAGTTTGAGTCAGCCTGAGAGCGTGTATTTTGTAGGGAGTCAGGTGAGCTGGACCGCTTCGGATTATCTATACGATGGCAGCGGAAATGCTGTTATGGTCCTTCAGCAGCAGACCGGCACTCCGCAACTTAACATTTACGCCGGGACGTATGTTGGCACGACATCGCCAGCAATCGGTTCGCGCTTTGTTGACACCGCAGTATTTAACGGTGCCTCCTCCTTCCATCGGCTAAATAAAGACGCCGCCGTTACAGGAAGTTGCGGAGCGCAGAATGGCGGAGGATTTACTTTGGGATCACCCGGAAGTGGCACGTCAAATTGGGGGAACTTCACATGGTCCGAAGCCCTGATCCGTTCCGCCGCCGACGCTGACGCGCTCCAACAGCGCATTGCGGCGTTTGAGATGCGGAAATGGGGGATTTCCTAACATGAGCGGAACACGCACTTTCTTGGTTTGTGACTCGGAACTTCACGCGGAATACGTCGATGCCTTGGTGTTCCTCGCCCTGCAAGAACGCGGCCCCACGGGTGGCGTCGGCTGGTCCGGCGTCTGGACGGACGGCACGCGCTACGGCATTTTGTGGGAAGCGCCGGTGAGCAACCTCTTTGGCTTGCCCGAGGACTTCCCGGAGCTTGTTTTGGTGGAGGACGTGAACGCGGAATGGACGTTTGCCATCCCGGACAACAGCGAACCCCAGCTTTAACATGGCCGGAATCCTCGACCTTATTTCAAATGCGGCTGGCGGGGGCATCTTTGGTAGCATCCTCCACCTTGGCACGGGCATCTTTGAAACCTGGCGTAAGAAGAAGGACGCCGAGGTGGAAATCATGCTGCTTAGAGCCAAGACAGAATCCGCCGAGAAAGCGGCTGCGTGGGATGCCTTTTCCCGCTCTCAGGACTCGCAAGCCCCATTTGTCGTCCCTTCTGGGGTGCTACCGTGGGTGGCGTCGCTGTTCACTCTGGTAGAAGCTTTCCGTTCTTTCACACGGCCCGGTCTTACATGGGCGCTACTATGCGTCCTTGTGTATGTCTTTGCCGTATCCCCAGAAGCCGCCCGTCAGCTTATGCTGGGGGAAATCACCTTTGGAGCCTTCACGGCGCTTTTCTGGTGGTATGGCAGTCGTTACAGCAACAAGCGATGAGCGCCTACGACCCAAATTCCGATAACGCGATGTTTGGAAAGATACTAACCAAGCTGGAGGAGCTTGAGGAGGGGCAGCGCCAGCTTCTTGAGCAAACCTCGCGAGCTAACGACCGCATCACGCTTCTGGAGCACTTTGCTAGCAATACGAAGGCTACGGTGGCGGCTGTGTCTGCCACGGTGAGCGCCCTTGTCGCTGTGACATGGGAATTTCTTGGGAAACGATAAATGCCGCGCTATGACAGCTACGAGAAGCGAGACACCGCCATTATCTCGGCGGCGGATTCGTTTTTCCTTGGGGTGAATAATCGGCTTCGTCCCGATCAGCTTCAACCGGGCATCCTGGCGTACAGCCAGAACGGGCGCATGAACGTGGACGGGGCGTGGCAGCCGCGCAAGGGAATCAACTATTTCGGTGGAAGCGTGGCACTACCTACGTCGGCCCTCATCATCCCATTCTACCTCTATGCCTCCAAGAGCATCCTGACGGCCACGCGCTCTACGACAACGGTTACAATCACCACTACGACGGCACACGGCTTCACCACGGCTACGCAGGTGGGCATTGCAGGGCTTACGGGCACGGTGAATCCCAATGGCAACAAGACGATTACGGTGACGGGCGCATCCACCTTCACGTTCACCATTGCTGGGGCTACGGGGAGCGAAACCTACGGTGGAACGGGCACGGCTGGGGCTCCCTACATTCTGGACGAGTCCATCAATGCGGCATGGGGTAGCTGTCTGTTTTCCGATCCTTCGGACGACAACGCGGAATACATCATCATCGCGCTCAATGAGAACGCGGTGGCAATCAATCTGGAGACGGCAGCTTCTACGACCATCCCCTATCCCACGGGCATTGTCATCAGCGCACCCGTGAACATGCTGCAAGCGTTTACGAAGGTCTATCTATTCCGCGATGGGGCTACGGCTCTGGAGTTTGACGGCAATCTTGCGTCTACGCCCACCTTTACGAAGGTGGCTAATGGCGCGTATGCGGCCACCACCTATTTTGACGCAAGCAATAACACTGCTGTTGCCGATGGCATTGCAACAATTACCGCCGTAGCGCATGGATTGTCCGTTGGAGAAACGATTTACGTTGTTTCCACGGGAACATCTGGACCTGATTTTACGCTGAATGGAGCCGGATACACGATTGCTACCGTCGCCGCAAACAGCTTCACGTTTTATTCGCAAACGGCAGACCACGCCGCGCATTCGTGCGTCTTTTCAGTGAGGCAATCAGATGGATTGGGGTTAAGCCACTCTCCCGCACCTCCTTGGGCGGCCTACCATCAACGTCGCTTGATTGTCCCCTTTTGGTACACATCTACGGGGAGCAGCGGTAGCGAAACCATCACCGACCGCAACATTAGGGATGAAATCCTCATCTCGGACATTCTGGACGGGGACACCTACGACCAACTCCAGAACCAGCTAAAGGTGACGGCGGGCATCGCTGACTACGTGCAATGGGTGCATCCATTTACGGATGACAATGCCGTGGTGTTCAATCGCAACTCCATCCACCTAATTAGTGGGCTGTCGGGCTCGCTGGGAGACATTTTCCTCAAGGAAATCACCCGCGAGGCTGGATTAGTGGCCCAAAGGAGCGTCGTCACCATCGGCAACAAAATCTTCTTCCTGTCCGATAATGGGGTGTATGCCACAGAGTTTGGCGACCTTTATAATCTGCGGGGGGCGGGACTACCGTTGTCTGACCCCATCGACCCCATCATCAAGCGAATTAACACGGACTATGCTCAGAATGCGGTGGCTGTCTATCACGACAATCGCTACTTCCTTGCGGTTCCTTTGGATGACTCTACGACCAATAACGCTATCCTTGTGTTCAACTTGCTAAACCAGCAATGGGAGAGCGTGGACTTGGTGGCGGGCGAGGGCTGGGACGTTTCCAACCTCATCAGCACGGGAGCGGGTGGGGTTAATAAGCTCTATGCCGTGAATAAGCTTGGCGGTATTCACATCCTTGATAGCCGCCTGGATGACATTGACTACGTAGCCCTTGGCGTGGGCATTCCTGCGGCTTCCGTTAAGCCTACGTGCTACGCTACGACGCGGCAATACAACTTTGGCAGCTCGGATCGCAAGAAGTTCAACAGCTTTGAGATTCAGACGGAAAGCACGGATACGAACACCTCAAATGCGACGATTGCCGTTGAGACGGAGAACACGGACAGCACCAGCACACTTGGCACTTTGAGCGGCTATTTGGGTAGTCCGCTGGCAATTAGCGAAGATGCGTCCGTCCGTGGTAGAATCGGGAATATGCGAGGCTACGGCATCCAAATGACCTTTACCCCGAGTTTGGGGCGTCCGCTGCTCAGAATGGTGCGAATCAATGCCATGCCGTCCTTTAACGCTCTAACCCAAGCATCCTAACGTGGCTATCTTAACGAAAGGCGTCGATTTCACGACCGGGGATCAAGTGTCAGCCACCAACTTGGACAACCTCGTTGACGCGGCTACGTTTGCGGCTGGGGCCGTGGACAACAGCACCACGCAGCTCTCGGGCGGGGCCATCATTGTCAAAGACCTTGGGGTGACGATGGCAAAGCTGGCCTCTGCAAGCAACGGGCAGATTCCAATTGGCAATGGCGGTGGATTCACGGCTGCGACCTTGACGGCGGGAACTAACATTGGCGTGACGAATGCCTCTGGAGCCATCACCGTTGCTTTCTCGGGCACGCTTCCGGTGGCAAATGGTGGCACGGGTGTCACTACGATTGCCGACCTCCGCACGGCTCTGGCGCTTGGTGCTCCGATTAAGAACACGGCGCAACTCGACCGGACGGACACGACGTACACAGACATTCCCGGCCTCACGACCAACCTTGTGAGCGGGACCACGTACACGGTAGACGTATTAATTCCCTTGACGGCCAGCGTCTCGCTAACGGGAATTAAGCTGACGGGGACGGCTACGGCCAGCTCATGTAACGGCTTTGCCTTCTACTCGTTTGATAACGGTTCCAACGGAACAAAGCTTGTCACCAGCTTCCCGGCCACCGTCACCCCCTATTCGGGGGGTTCGTGCTCTGCCGGGCATTTCAAAGCCTCGGCAACAATTGTTTGTAACGGCTCCGGTACGCTGAAACTCCAGCTTGCGGGAGGGGCTTCCGGCACCACCTCCGCGCTCCTTGGGGCGACGATGCGTCTGTTCTCCTACTAACATGCCCGCTCCTACTACCGGAAACATTCTTAACGAGGCAATTGCAGGCTACGGGCAGACTGCGGATGCCATTCGCAGCCGCGTGGCTACGGAGACGGCTATTGGCGCAGAGCGCGGGCTAGGCACCATGCAGGCGGCGCTTGGGCGCATTGATACGCAAGCCTTCCTTGCCCAGCACCCTGAGTTTGTAGAACCGTACAATAACGCTGTTAGTAGCGGACAGGATGCCGGAGCTTGGCTAGAAGGTGCCATCCAAGATGCCACTTACATCAATCCGGGCGATGTTCCTCGTTCTGGCGGCATTACGGGCACCGTGGGGGCCGTTGCGGGACAGC